AAAACATGGGGTCCCTAAAGAGAGGGTAGTCCCTACGGAAAAGAGATTTATTCTTCTAAAATCCGGACACATAAGTATGTCCTGTGGCAGTCTGAAAACGTATTTAAACATTCTCTGTATACCACGTGATGGTTTTAGAGTTGACGTTCTTATTCCTGGATAACGTGCATAATAGTCCCAAAAGAACTTGCAATAATCAACATCGTTACATCCACCTAATATATAATATGCTAAAACACGTGAGGCTGACTGTTCTAAACATTCAACATCGTGTTCTGGATATAATACCATTTTAAACCAATCGTAAGTATCCCTAACATATCTATAACCGTGCATTTTATAACCTAAGAAAGTTCTGTCCATTTGTTTCCTTGCTATCTTAACCTTTTCAGGATGTAATATAGCTCCGAAGCATTCTTTGGCTTGCTCAGCTAATTTGTGCTTGTTGATGGTACCTAAGGGTGAAACCACCTTGAAACAACTATCATCACCTAAAACTTTAAGGTCAGCAATGACCCACTTGTTATGATGTACTAGTGTTTGTACCATGATATAATTAACTATCGAGCCGACAGCTTGAGTAAAAAAAAACTCCCACTTGGAATACCATGTAGTTTTTGGACTACTTTTCCATTTGGCAGCATGAGTTTGGTTTTCTTAAAGTATTTGCGTAACCATTTGAATAGATTCAAATTCTTTTTAACCATAACGTCTCCTCCATAGACAAGCTTACCATCAATGTAAGCATAACGATTGTCAAAGGAGTCCCATATTATATCGAAAGCTCTGTCAATAATATAGTTCATCGCCATTGCATCGAATGATTTCCAATCGAGTGTTACCTCTTGTAAATCTTCTCCATAACGGTTAGAAACTAAGTATTTGGCTAATCGGACCATTGATCCTTCACCAAAGTGTACAGTATCAACTGATTCTTCTAAATGTTTGTAAAATGGGATAGCCCATTTACCTTCCAAACCAGTAACTTCAAATGGGTAAACCCATATCGGTCTAGTTTTTTCAGGAATCATTAGATCATCATCCACTGCACTAGGTGTTAGCTCTGACAGGTGACCGCGTAATGCCAATTTACATGGCGGTGCATATGTTTCAATTCCTCTTTGTAATCTATGTTGCATATAACTGGAAATGTCATACGCTTCTTCAATCACTTCAGATTTCTTGAAACCTGGGAAACTAAATCCCGCTGCTGAATCAAGATTCATATTGTCAAATGATTCAGATAATGCATACCTGTATAAAGGCTGTGAAGGTATAAAGGTCCTTCGGGCCATCTCAACCGCGTGATCAATTGAGGGCTTGTACTCGGGCTTGATGTTTGAGTACCCTTTTTGATAGTGTGAATAAGCTGTGATCGTGTTTAAAGCTGACTCTAAACTAACTTTCTTGGTAAAACCGTCTAAATCTCTATAGATGTTAACATCCCAGAGTTTCATTGCTTTACGAACGAAAGGATCTGTATTCATTCTTGTCTCTTCTACATTGTAAGTGTAAGACCGAGGATCCTGTAGAATCTTAAATCCTGGCTTGTGTGAAATATCAGATAAAAATCTGTTAATAATTTTCTCGCGTAAGGTCATGTAATT